TAACTTAATATAATAATTTAGAAAAAGAAGTAAAAGAAATTTATGATGAAAATTATAAAATAGATAAATCTAAAGGAGAATCAGAAGATATTATTTGGATTAAAGAATGGTGGGAAGGTACTAAAATTGGAGGATTTGAATCTGATAGAGCTATCTATTTAAAAATGCAACCTAGACCTGTTCAATTAAGATCTATGGATAACTTATCTAAATGTTATCCAGGAATTGTAGGTACTATTTATAATACAAATGATAATATGGCAATGTCCTTAATGGACAAAATGAAACCTTATCAATATCTATATAATGTAATTATGGTTAACTTGGAATTACTTATTGCTACTAATTGGGGTAATATAGTAAAGATTCCTGTACATGAATTACCAGATGGTTGGGATATTGAAATGTGGTTACATTATGCTAAAACAATGAAAGCAGTTCCTTATGATGCTTTTAAAGAAGGTAAAAAAGGAGCATCTACTGGCAAAATTGCTGGTAATATGAATTCTGCAGAAGCAGTAATTAGAGCAGAACATGGAAATACTATTCAATTATATGTAACATTCTTAGAATTTATTTCTAGACAAATGGATAATATTTCTGGAATTACTCCACAAAGACAAGGAGCTATTTCTAATAGAGAAACAGTTGGAGGAGTAGAAAGATCTGTTAATCAATCTTCTATGACTACTGAGTACTGGTTTGCTGAACATGATTTTTTAAAGAAAAGAGTTTTAGAAACAGGATTAGAAACTGCTAAATATGCATGGAAAGGTCAAAAAGCTAAAAAGATAGATTTTGTTTTAGATGATTTAACTTCTGCTACATTTGATTTAGATACTGAAGATTTTATAGAACAAGATTATGATTTAATGGTTACTAATAGTTACAAAGATAAAGCAGCTATTGAAAAAGTAAGACAACTTGCTGAAATGGGAATGCAAAATCAAACTGTAACAATAGGACAAGTATTAGATCTTTATACTATGGAATCAGTATCAGCTATTAGACGTAAATTTCAATTTACTGAAGCTGAGAAAAAACAGTATGAAGAACAAAAAATGAAAATGCAACAAGATTCACAAACTGAAATGTTACAACAACAAGCAATGTTAGCTGATAAAGAAAAAGAGTTTGAATTGTTAAAAATGGATAAACAATTTAGTTACGATTTTACATTAGAAGAATTAAAGATACAAGCACTAAATTTATCTAGATCTAATGATAAAGATAGAGATGGAATTCCAGATCAATTAGAGCAACAAAAAATGATGATTGATAAAGAATTAAAGGAAAAAGAATTAAAATTAAAAGAGAAAGAGATTGATGTAAAGAGAGAACAAGTTAGAAAAGCCAATAAGCAAAACTAATTTTTTTTATTATATCATCTAACTTTTGAAACCTTGAGACGTTTAACCCCCTAACAGAGAGAAATATGAAAGACAATGGAGAATTATTTGGTGCAGATATTGAAGATATTTTTGCATCAATGGAAGAGAAACTAGATGATAGTTCTTTGAAAGACGACAATGATAACAAGACATCTGATATAAAAGATGAGCTAAAAGAAGAGATTGAGACATTTATTAATGAGGATGAAGAAACGGAAGTAATTAACAATGAAGGAATTAAACCTTCTCCCGAAGGGAATTCTTCTCCATCCATAGCTCTCTCTCTAGCTCTCGCCCTTCGAGAGAAAGGTGTCTTATCAACAATTGATGAAGAAACATTTAAAGGAGTAAAAGAAGTTGAAGAAGTAGTTGACCTTATGGTTAAAGACAGAGAAGCTTCTATGAAACTTAATATGAATTCATCGCAAAAAAAGTATTTTGATGCTTTAACTGCAGGTATTCCTGATCCAGAAATTCGTCAAGATCTTTCAGCAGAAGAAGCTTATAACAGCTTAACTGTAGAAGACTTGGTAGAATCTGATCAATTACAACAGAATGTATATCTTAATGATTTACTTTCTCAAGGGTTATCTGAAGAAAAAGCAAAAAAGATTGTAAGAAATGCAATAGATACTGGTACATTACTAGAAGATTCTACAGAATCTCTAGCAACTTTACAAGAAAAATCTAAAGTAATTCTTTCAGAAAAAGTAATGAGAGCTAAAGAAGCTCAGGCTAAATCAGTTGAAGATTCTAAAAATAAAGTATCTAAATTAAAAGATGATATTTTAAAAGCAGAAGAAATAGCTGGTTATAAATTAAATGAAACATTAAAAGATAAAATTTTTGAAACTCTAACTAAAGTTGTAGAAGTAGATGGTAGAACACCACTAAATGCAATTTCAGCAGAGAGAAAAAAAGACCCAATTGAATTTGAAAAAAGAATGGCACTTTTTTTCCATTTAACAAATGGTTTTAAAGATGTAACAAATCTTAAACAAACTGCTCAAACAAATGGTATTAAGGATTTAAAAGCTGCACTAGAAAAGAATGGATTGAAAACAGGACAAGCACATAAAGCCCCACTTTCCACTACTACTGAAAGCTTCCTTAAAAGTTTAAAAGAAGAGCAAATTAAATAAGCTAAAATAAAAATTAAATATGCAAATTTCACACTTACAAGTAACAGATGCTAAATCCTGGAAAGGGTTTACAACTGAAAATCATCTTGGAGCTATCTGGAATGAAGAACCTCAAAAAGCTTCTGACCTTATCACCAAGATCCAACAAAAAAAATATGGTATGGACATCAAAGGATTCTTATCTAAGTATCCTAAGAAATTGTTCAAAAACAGTAATGACTATACATGGGATCTAGAATCTATCGGTGTAGACAATTGTGCTCTAGTAGCTGCACGTATTGATGGTACTGCTGTTACTGCTGCTGATCAAGCAGGTATTAACAATACTGAATTTGAATTAGTATTCCCTAAAGATTGGTTTTCTCAATCAGAAGTAATTGTTGGACATAAAAATGAATTATATCCAATTCGTATTAAAGAAGCAGGACGTTCTGAAGGAACTAATACAGTTTATGTCTGTGAATTATTAACTGGAGATCAAACTCTTTTTATTCCTTATGATGAAATTGTTGCCGGTAAATTATTCTCAAGAGAATATGCTCCAGCTGAAAGAACAATGTCTCAGACAGGTCGTGAGATTCAACATAAGTCTAGTATCTCAATGAAGAATGCATTTTCTAAAATCCGTATCAAGAAAGAAACTCCTGGAAACATGGTAGACAAAATTCTTGCTGTACAATTAGTAAATGACAAAGGACAGAAATTTACAACTTGGTCTCAGTATGAAGCTTGGAAATTAAATGAAGAATTTTCTAATGATATTAACCGAGTATTAGCTTTTGGTAAATCAAATCGTACTCCACTAGGACACTATACTCAAAAAGGTGTTTCTGGTAATTATTTGTCAATGGGTGCAGGTCTTCGTGAACAATGTGAGACTTCTAACTATTCTACTTATACATCATTTGATATTGAAGATATTGCTTCTCGTTTGATGGATTTGTCAGAAACTAAGTTAGGAACTGATGATCGTAACTTCTTAATGGCTACAGGTGAACGTGGTATGTATCAATTCCATAAAGCTATGGAAGAATATACTCAATTGTTTACTCCAGCTAGAGATAATTCTCGTATCTATAAAACATCTCAATCAGGTGTTCAAATGGCAATGGGATATGGTGGACAATTCGTAGAATTCAATTTCATCAATAACATTAAGTTAAATGTATCTGTAATGCAGATGTATGATGCTAGAGATCGTAACAAAGATTTCCATCCTGATGGTGGTGTTACTGAATCTTATCGTTATGATATTTGGGATTTTGGAACTAACTCTGGTGAAGCTAACATTCAATTAGTTGGTATTGAAGGACAGGAAGCTGAAAAGCATGTTTATATTCCTGGATTCCATGATCCATTCTCTCCTACTGGAGCAAGAGCTAAAATGACTGTTTCTCCTAAAGATGGTTGGGAAGAACATAAAATGTGGGATGGTGGAGTAATGGTTAAAGACCCTACTAAAACTGCTCACTTTGTATACAACGGTTAAAAATTAAAAACAAATAACATAAAATATGGAACAAGGAGAAGTAAAAGAGAAAAAGAGAGAATTTACGTTACCAAATAAAACATTGATCTTACGACCACTCCTGGATAAAACTCCAGGAATGGTTAAAGATCCAATGCATGTAGCTGCTTTCTTGCTACAAGGTACAGATAGAATTATATGTGCACCAAGAGTTAAAGGTAGAAAAGAAATTGACTGTCCTTTAACTGAAGAAGAAAGAACGTTCTTTGAAGATAAAGATAAATCAGGTATGACCTTTGAAAAAGGAGATCTTTCTGTGTACTCTAAAAAATGGGGTAGAAAAGGTGGAAAAAACTGGTGGGAAGATTCTCAACATTCTATCATTAAGTTAGGAAAAACTGAAATGAGATTTGATTTAAGTAATCCAATGGATTATATTAGATATAAAATCTTACTAAAGAATTCTGATATTATAGCTAGACATAGAGATGACTTACATTTAAAACCTTCTTATCTATATGTATTTGAAGAGGAGTCAGATGTTGCACGTAAAAAAGCAACAAATACACAAAAGAAAATGGATGCTTTCATTATTCTTTCTAAAATGAATAAAGATCAATCTAGAATGATAGACCTTTGTTCAGTACTTGGAATCAGAGTTACTTCTAATCAAGAAATATCTTTCTTAGTTGCAGCACTTGGAGAAGTTATTGAAAATAACGTAGACAAGTTTTTATCAGCAACAGAAGATGAATATTTTGATGAAAAAGTATTAATTAAAAAGTTATTAACTAATAGATTAATTGAAAGACGAAATTCAAGTTATTTCCTTAAAAATGGAGATCCTATGTGTAGTGCAGGTGAATCACCATTCTTAGAAAATGCTTGTTTTTTCTTAAAATCTTCAGAAAATCAAGATATTAGAATGAATTTAGAAGCTAAATTAATAGGTGAAAAACCTAAAAAGAAACAAGAATAATAATAGATGACTAGTAACGAAATGCAATATGAGTTTAATGTACTCTATGATAAGATAAGTTCTGCTGGTAGTCCTGGGTACACTGACAAAGAAGTCGGTGTACTCTTGACTAAAGCTCAACAGACTTACTTACAAGAAATCTTTGATCCATATAAATCATTTGAAGAAACAGAAAAAAGAAGGAAAGATTTTGGTTTACTAAAACATCCTTTTATAGGTACTGTATCTGCTAATCAAACTGGAGTTCATACTAATGGTTATCTTTATGAACTTCCTACAGATTTACTGTATGTAGTTCAAGAAGAAGCTGTTATTGCTGCTTCAGAAACTTGTTATAACGGAACTACTGTAAAAATTAAACCAGTTACAGAAGATGAATATAACTTAAATATAAAAAATCCGTATAGAAAGCCCAGTCCTGCACATTTAGTTTGGAGAATGGATTTTAATAATCCAAATGACTTACAAGTTCCAAGACATGAATTAATTACAGATGGTACTTTTACCATCACTACCTACAGAGGAAGGTATTTAAAAAATCCTCAAGATATAGTTCCTTACAATAATGATGGTACTACAACAGCAGCAGTTAACTGTGAATTACCAGAAATAGCACATAGACCTATAGTTGATATAGCAGTAAGAATGGCAACCGCAATTACCAATCCACCTGAATATCAAGTTAAATTAAATGAACAAAAAATTAACGAATAATAAATAAAAAATTAACATGGCAAATTTAAAAAAAGTAACAGAAAATAATCATTTACCAGCAAAAGGTAATGACAGATTTCCTGTATATTCAAAACAATTTAATGATCTAGTAGATAGTCTTACAGATAGTTCTGGTGACTTATCAGTAGGTGTATTAAATTATAAAGCACAAGTTACAGATACTGGTGGAGCATTTGCTACTCCTATTGTATTAACTACTGCACAATCAGGAAGATTAGTTCTTGTAGATGATGCTGCTGGATTAGACTTTAAATTACCTGCAATTGATGCTGAACAAGTAGGAACTTGGTTTGAATTTTTAGTAACAGTTAGTATAACTTCAAATTCATTTAGAGTTACTGCTGCTGCAGGAGATCTTTTAAATGGTGGAGTTCTTGCAATTGATTTTGATGCTGCTTATACTGCTCCTCAAGCTGCTTTTTATGAACCTGATTTTTCAGATGATTTAATCATGACTTGTAATGGTGGAACTACAGGGGGTAAAAAAGGAACTAGAATTAAATTTGAAGCTGTATCTGCAACACAATGGTTTGTAACAGGAACATTGGTAGGAGATGGAGTTTTAGCAACACCATTCTCATAAAATTGAAATAAAAATAAAATAAAATAATATATTAATTAAAAACAAAACAACATGTTTTCACAAAATCAAGTCCAAACTTTAATGGTTGGAAAAGACGGAGTAGCAGTAACAGCCACAGCAGTAAAACCTTCAGGTTTAGCAACAGGCGAAATTGGTGCTTTTACAAGAGGAGGAACTAAAATTTTAGGTTCTTCTGCAGCTGCAGGTATGGAATTCGTTCTATACAAAGAAATGGCAGATGGTACATTACTAAAATCTGAAGTACTTTCAACTGCAAATGTTGAAAAAGTAATTCGTAAAGTAGGTACTGCTGCTGTAAATAAAGTACAATATTTTGGTTCTAATGGAACTAGTGGTTCTATTGAAGCTTTAGATGAAAATTTCTATCGCTTAAAAATTGAAATGAAAGAAGGATATACTACTAATAATCATGGTACTAGTATGGTAAAACATGCTATCTATGAATCTGATGCTTCTGCTACACAGTATGAAATTGCATCTGGTTTAGCTTCTTCTGGATTTTCTAATTTTTCTAGAGAACCTAAAAACATTTCAGGTCAAGCTCCAATTGTATTTAAAGCTATCTGTGACAATGCAGGTGTAGCTAATGGAATTACAGCAGGTGCTGAATGGACACATTTAACATTTGTTCAAGGTTCTAAATTAGTAACTGGAACTATTTCAGGAGCTACTTCAGGATGTCTTGGAACAGATGAATTAATTGATACTATTGTTGCAGGAGATTTTTTACGTGCAGGAACTGCTACTACAGCAGATGTTTATAAAATTATTGCAGTAAATGCAGGAACTGCTACTACTCCTTTAACTATTGAAATTGATAAACCTTATCGTGGTGCTACTACAAATATTGCAGGAGCATCTACTGAATATATTACTGCTGCTTTAGGAGCTGCTGCTAATTGGGGTATTTGTTTAACAGGTCAAACTCAAGATTTTTCTGTAGGTAAAAAAGCAAATGTAATTGTTGATTGGGATTATTCTTTAGAAAATTTTGGAGCTACTACTGATAGTGCATCTGCAAATACTGCAGCTAATCCTGGAATTAATACTTACCGTCAAATGCAAGAATTAGAATGGTTCTTACAAGGTAATGAAGGACTTTATATGCGTAAAGGTTATCCAATGATTGATGAACCTAGAGCTGAATTAGAAGATTTTACTTATGAAACTATTGATATTGTATTTAGAGATACTTTAGATAATGCAATTTCTAGAACTTCTAATCGTAAAGTTGTTACTATTGCTGTAACAGATACTACTCCTGGAACTTTCTGGGAAGATAATACTGATGGTTTAGCTGTAATGCTTGAAACTCTTTTAACTGGAGTTCCTGTTTATGGAGCTGCTGATGGTACTGCTAATGGTGGTGCTATGAATGCAGGTTGCTTAGACTAATCTTAATTTCTTATACTAAAAGGGGAATTAAAAACTCCCCTTTTATTTTTCAACTAATCAATATTAAACTATGGCAGTTATAAGACCTACGATAGAAGCATGTATGAAAGATAAATGTGGTAGTATCTATTTTAAAGATACAACTGGCGTTTATGATGCAACTAATAATCCTTATGGTTGGGGAAGTTCAACTCTTGAAGCAGATGATTTAACTGCAGTTACTCTTACTATTGAATATCCAAATGGTTCTGAAATAGAGTATGATTTATTAGATCAAATTCCAAATCCTATAACAGGAACAATTGAATTTGATGTAATAAAAGAGTTTGATCTCCAGTTAATAATTCACAGACATAAACTGTATTAGTTCCTTCAGAACGTCCTGCTTCTTTAATACGAATTGGATATAATTCATTTTTATGTCCAACAATTACTTCT